AGCTTTAATTGGTAGGGTGGTTTTATTCCTGACGACCTTCATCAATTCGTTTAGCGAAGTGGGATATGCCCCAAGTGCTGAACTCATCGCTGGGTGCGTGACGATAATCTGCGTCTGCTTAGGTGCTTCGACTGTCGATAAGTTTAGCCCTAAATGAAAATCAAGTTAGTAATCCTAGCAGCTGGACTTGGCATAGGCTATTGGCTTGGCTATACACGATATAGCCCTAAGCCCATAACTGAGACGAACGCCCCTGAAATCCGACAAGCCGATGGCAGTCTGGTCTTAGAGCGAAATAAAGACGTAAAGCCCCCTAAATCTCCATTAAACCCCTTTATAGGCTCTGAATGGATACGACATAGTGAAGTGACCATAAGACCAACACAAGTGCCTCAAATCGGCTCTAATGCAGAAATAGACCCTATTAAGGTATCTTTCGACCTTTTAAGGCTTCAGGATAATACTTACCGCGTCATCGTTAAAGCTGAGGGAGGCGAAGTCCTGGGCGGTGTGGATATTCCGATTGAAACCAAGGTTTACCCTGACCCACCCAAATGGGCAGCGGGAGGAATCCTGTTAAATGACGGCTATGGACTTTTTATTCAAAGGAATGTCGGGGCTTTTCTTATTGGGATTGACGTTACGAAAACCCAAGATAAAGCATTGAAAAGAGACAACCTAGGATATTCATTCAGGGCGGGGATTCGGTTTTGATATAGACTGAACTTGTCAGGCTATATAGACCCCTGTACCCACAAAATCGCCTCCAATCGAACGTGTCAGGGGTCGCTTGACACTAATTGACATTTTTTGACACCATGCTATGCTTTTGAGTAGGAGGTGTATATGACACAAGTGTCATCGGTCGATAGACTTCGGAAATTCATCCGAATCTATGGACGAAAAAACTTAGCAGCGAAACTCAAAGTTTCGCAGAGTGCAGTCTCGCTTTGGGAGAACGGTAAACGAAAACCGTCTCATACAAACGCAACTCGATTGTGCAGACTGAATCCAAAATTTTCGATGGAGGACTTCCTATGAAAGAAATGTTCTCACGCGTTCTTTCGGGGTTTGCCGCGATTGCGGTACTAACGTTCTTTGCGTTTACCCTTGGATTCATTTTCCATATCTTTTATAAAGCGTATCAACTTGGATGGAGGCTTATATGATTCGTTTCGACCATGATGTTGCGGGTCAATGTCAGGAGTGCGGCAGTTTATCTTCAACGATGATTTGCTCATCGTGTGCGAAGGATGTAGATTGCGACCCTCCCAGAGAGACCGACCACTTGGAGATTGCCAATACTCGAATCATCCACGTCAAGCCCACCTTCGGTGTTTATGCTTTTCAAACCGAAGGCAAAATATGGAACGAGCGGCACTATGCGGGTCATCGTAAGACCGACCATTACCAGCTTAAGATTGACAAGGTTATCTATGCCGGAGTGGATATTATCGGCAAAGACGGACAACGCTATGCCGATGTTCAAAACCACGCGTCTCAATACCCAATTTATCGTTCTTGTTATCTGAGCAGTAACACACAAGTCGATTGGGACTTTAAGCGTAAAGATTACTATATGAAAAGTATCCGAACGCAAATCACGTCTTGGATGAAAGAAAACGGATTCCTAGAAGATAAGATTGTGAATCATTACTACGATGAAAAAAACAACTTCCAAGAAACTGAGGTGGTAGAAGATAATCTCCCCAGCTCAGAAGTTTTAGATAGAATAGTAATCCCGATTCGATTGGATATGAGATACCTATCCCTTTATTTCGACCTCGATAGCGACCCAACGGATATTCATTACACGTGCTTGATGGCACGACCGGTCATGTATGGGGTTCATTCCTCACCGATACGAGAGTGGGAGTTTGATAATTTTTATGCACGTAAAGAAAGAATTATGAACAAACGAGTAAATGAGACTCGCCAAATCTCATAAATTTTATTGGAGGCAGTATGTTACAAAAATCTCAAACCATCGGGCTTATCACCAAAGCCCTTTCTAACCTTCAGGGGGAATTGGTCGATGCTACAAAGAACGCAGTAAACCCCCATTTCAAAAGCGGGTATGCCGATTTATCGGAAGTGCTGGGTAATATCCGACCGCTCTTAGCCAAGAACGGTTTAGCCCTCTCGCAATTCCCTTCCTTCGAGAATGGTATCTGTTCCGTCACTTCTCTTTTAAGCCACGAATCAGGCGAATGGCTGGAAAGCGTAGCCTCAGCCCCTGTTGATAAAGTCAATGTCCAAGGGGTCGGCTCAGCCATTACCTACTTGAAACGCTACTCAGCAGCTGCAATCGTGGGCATGGCGAGTGCCGATGCAGATGATGACGGCAATTCCGTATCCAACCTTCCTCCTCAAAAGGTCGAAGTTAAACAAGCCATTGCTAAGACCGAATGGACGGCTGAGGAAAAAGCCACCTTTACCGCTGCCATAACTGCTTATGCTAAAGCGTGGAGAGAAGCCAAGATGCCCGAAACTTCACTTAAACAGCGAGTAGAGACCTATGAGGCACAAGTTAATAAAGCCAAGCCCAGCGATGTCGTGGCTGACATTAACCGAAAAACCCAAGGGCTATCGGCAACCGTACAAAAATCATCCACTGCTGATATTCCCTTCTAAGGTGCAGCTGATGATTTCATTTGGTTTGGTCGGGTTCGGGATAGCGATTGGATACGTCATCGGTCGCTATTCCGAATATGTACGAACGCAAAATTGCTTAAAGGGGAAGCGATGAGTAAATTGGATTTTATTACTTACGATTTCCTGAAGCTTGAACGAACGATTAACACACTAAAGGAATCCGTATCTATCTTAAAAACAGTTTATGACATTGATTCGGAAACCATTTGTTCGTATGTCTTGGAGGTAAAATGTCCGAACGAAAAAAACTAATCGCTAAGGTTAAAAACTTTATCACCTTGCCTGTGGATATAAATGAGATGAGTGACAAAGAGTTAGCCGCGTGGAGTGAGTTTATTGATTTTATGGAACGCCAATGCTAAGCCTTCGCTTCAATCTCACTCCCATTCCCAAAGGCAGACCTCGATTTGCCAAGATGTCTGGGAAGTCTTACCCGAAGGTTTATACTCCAACGGAGACTTTGGAATATGAGAAGGCTTTGCAGCTCTTAGCCAAAGTCCAACTTCCTAGTAAATTCAAACTGATTGATATACCCATTGTGGTTCATATCATATTCAAGTTTGTAAAGCCTAAAACATCCAAGCGTTCACATCCAAGTGGTAAGCCTGACCTTGACAATCTAATTAAATGCTTAGATGCTTTTAATGGAATTCTATGGGAGGATGACGCTTTAATCGTAGAAATACATGCAGAGAAAATTTACGCTGGTGAACCCGGCATTTCCTTAACAGTTTTACCAAAATAATTCGCTGGAGGCGATATGACAATAAAAGAAGTTTTAACCCTTTGTCCTTACCTGAAAACCTTAAGGCAACAAGTCCTTAAAGGTGAAGGAACTTACGGACAGAGATTAGATAACGCAAAGCAAACCTTAAAAAGTTTAGTCGGATGGAACGCTGGTTTACCCTATGAACACCTTTTGAACAACCACGAAGCTTACAACCTTGCTTACGGTTATATTCAAGGGGTGATTCATGTCACGACCTAAGATTCCGTTTTACAAACTGTTCCCAGCTGAGCTGCTAACCGACCGGTACTATGGCAAATTCACGACCTTAGAACGCGGTATGGCAATGAATCTTCTTAATCAGCAATGGTTAGAGAACGGTGTTTTGCCCTCCGATGAAGAGGAATTAAGAACCATTGCGGGTGCTACCAAAGAAGAATGGGCTGAGAGTAGAGACAAAATCCTTAAATGGTTTCCTAAAATCAAGGGCGGTCGGGCTAACCGATTTATGCTGTCGGAGTGGCAGAATGTCGATGTTTTATACCAGAAAAGAGTCAAGGCGGGACAAGCACGTGCTCAGCACATGCTCAGCACATGCTCAGCACATGCTGAGCAGAGTAAGAGTAAGAGTAAGAGTAAGAGAAAACCCACTAGGGGGGATTTGGGGGAGGTAACCTCCCTTTTAGCCTCTTATGATGGAAATCAGTACGATGGGAAACCTTCCGCACCCTCAAGCCGTTCGACAGTCGAGACTGCCCTTAAAACGGCTTTAACGCAAGAATCCGACCCATTGGTGTTGGCTAGGGCATACATCCTTTACCGAAAGAAATGCCTTTCCAAGAAAACCTACTTTAAGACGGCTGAAACGTTCTTTACAGACGGCACGTTTCTGGACTATCTTGAAGGGGCTAAGAAAGTGGAGGTTCTAGCATGATGGAAATATTTGAAGATTCCGAATTGGAAAAGGTTTTAACCATCAACATTTTCAATCGAATGATTCTTAAAGACCCTGTGGCGGGAGATGTATTGAACACCGTCCCCATGAATAACTTTAAGCATAACGATTATCGGATGCTCTGGGGTGTGATGAAGGCGTGTTGGCTAGAAGGACTTTATGATGTCACTTCGATTAAGGAAGCGTTTAATAAACTCAATAACGACCCGCTCGTCTGGGTGAACTTCTACGATTTAGTCGCACCTTTTACGAATGTTGAAAATATGACCAACCCAATGGAGGCTGCTCATAAGATTAACGAACGAGCTGAAAGGCGTAACATCATCAGCAAACTAGAACTTGCGGTGATGAAGCTCCAAGACCCTGAAATTAACCACGTGGATTTAATTCAATCCTTTTCAAAAGAACTCTTAGAATGTTTAACGTTTGAAGCCAACGAACTCAGCACCGCCAAGGACGATTTGGAATCTTACTTAGAAACCAATAAGAGATTTGCGATTGACCAATCATCGGGAAAACTTGTTTTCTTTGGTATCCCAACCCTTGATGTAAATGTTCGTGCTTCAGTACAAAACATTGTGATTGTTGCCGCGAGACCGGGCGTGGGTAAAACCGCGTTCTTGATTCAGTCTCTTTTGGAAACTATTGTCTCTGGGAATCAATCGTGCCTTTTCGTTTCGCTCGAACTTCCCAAGGTCGAAGCTCTAAGTCGAATCGCTGCCTACCTCACCAATACCCCTCAAGGGAAGTTTTGGGCGGGGACATACAGCGAACAAGATAAAGCGATTATTTATAGCAAAGCCGACTCAACCGCCAAGCTGCTGATTTGGGAATCTCCCAGCCGAACCGCTTGGTCAAAGATAGAAGCCAAGATTCGTCATTCGGTTTTACACCACGCGATACGAGTCGTGGGCATTGACTATTTTGGTCTTATCGGTAAACCCGACATGGGACGCAAAGCCCAAGCCTATGAACTCGCCGCTGAACTCTCTGGACGAATTCGTGCCTTATGCCAAGAACTCAACATTGCCATTATTCTGCTTTGCCAACTGAATCGGGAAGGGGCGGATGGGATGCCTGGCATGGAGGATTTGCGAGAAACCGGTCAGCTCGAACAAGACGCTCAGGTCATCTTAGCCCTATGGAAAACGGAGACAAAACAACCCTCCGAGATTGAGATTAAGACAGGCTTAGCGACTCATCTTCAAAAGACGGATGGGGTCATTACGCAACTTAAAGTGCTTAAAAACCGAAACGGACGTGCTGGGTCTGTTTCTCAACTTTTATTTGATGGGGCGGTAAACAGCTTCGCCCAAATGAGCTAAGGAGGCTCTCTATGTTTCAACCGAATAAACTGCAACAAATCGTCCTTCAGAATCTAAAGGACGCGGGATACAAGGCTTCTTGGTGGGATGGGGTTAATAAGACCACCAATGAACCTCTAGCCCCCCGAATCTACCTCAATCACGAAATTGGGGACTTCAAGGTTTCCGTTCAATTCTCAGACCCGTCTATCTGCTCTGAGCCTACGCTCAAAGCTTATATCACCGGAGATAATTGGAAGCAGCAAAAAGACCAAATGGAAACCCAATTTTCAAAAGTTATTGAAAATATTAATACAAGTGTAAACTCAATCTTATGATTGCCATTGACCATTTCTGGAGAGACAACCAGCTCGAACTCGCCTTCTCATTTAGCCGCTTCCCTTGCAAAATTCAAAATGGGACGGATGAGTTTGTAGTCAATTTCATTCCAAGAACTCTTGAAGAAGCTTTAATCATCCGAGAGCAAATGGTTAAAACAATACATGAACTCGATAAACTGACCGGAGGCAATAATGGAATGGCTACCTAAACAGCGTTGGGTTATTGAATCGCTACCCAATGAAGGCTGGATTGCCTCTCGTGAGGATGGTTTGAAAATTGCTGAAAAGAACATCAGCAATCTCATAATCATTTTGAAAAATGCAGAAAACCTCTACTAAATGCTTAGTCTGTAAAACCCGAATCGCTATGCCCCAAGAACCGCTTTGTGGCGTCTGCGATGAGGAATACGAAACCTACGAAGTCCTTTTCTCAAAATTCTTTATCTACCACAAAGGAGGCAATTTATGAAATTCATTACTCACTATCTTTCTTTGGCTCTTATTTACTTCACCTTTAGCCTTATTTGGGGATACGGGTATTTATTTTACAATGATTTCTATAAGACGCTTGAGTACCATATCCCCATTCGCACCCTTGCTTTTCGTGCTTTAATCTTTCCCTTTACAATAGCAAAAAAAATATATCACTTTATCGTTGGTTAAATTTTGACACCCCTTGCAACTGCCTCTAGGTTTTGTAAACTATCAAATCCTAGAAGGGCAAGATATGACCAGAGCGGAAATTGAAAGACAAATTAAACAACTTACTAACCACTACCTAATGATTAAATGGTCGAGACTAAAAAAACATGATGCCGAGAAATCTTTACTCCCCACCGTCCTTGAAAGAATTAAAAACCTTAAAGCAAAACTCCAAGCCATTGAATCCGAGCAGCATGATGTCTAAAGATTTTGTAAACCAAACCAATCACAATACGTGCGATGCGGCAGTCTTTAAGGCTGCTTTAAAAAACAAGACCTTTGGTGTCACTATCATTCGGGATATTCTGAAGAAATGGTACGTTGAAGGGATGGGTACAGACGTCATCATGGCGGCTTTAGAACGTGCTGAGAAAAACAAATTCATCAAAAAAGAAGGCAAACAATGGAAAAGCCTCATCTAATTCGCTTAACCAAAGACGAACGGCAACGCTATATCCAAGCTTTAAGCCATTACTACACGAAAGACGTTAAGCACTTCAAAGACCTTTCGGATGACGAAATTCTGCATCAATACGTTACCGTTGCTACGACTTGGAGATTTTATGAATAGCGAAGAAAAGCGACAATGGTTAGAAGCTCGAAGGCATCGAATCTCTGGGACGGATTGGGCTACTATCTTAGGTCTGAATCCTTGGAAGTCGGCTCACCAGCTGTGGTTAGAAAAGACGGGTCTCGTCTCCGATGAAATCGAGGACAACGCCTCAATGTATTGGGGACGGAAATTAGAGCCTTGTATCATCCAAGCCTATGAAGAAAAGAACTTCTGCAACGTTAAGCAGCCGGGTCTTTTAATTCATCCCGAACATGACTTCATCTGCGGAACACCCGATGGATTAGTTTATGAGGAAGAATTCTTAAGTCATGGGCTTGAAATCAAAACAGCCACTATCAAGAATTCTAAATACCTATCAAATTGGGATGCCCAACCGCCTATTCATTATCAATGGCAATGTCGGGCTTATATGTTCCTAACCGACTTACCTCGATGGGACTTGGCGGTGCTTATCAACGGGTCGGACTATCGCCAATATACCCTTTACCGAGACTCTGCTTTGGAAGTAACTGCCTTCAATGTCATCAGAATCTTTTATGAGGACTTTATCCTTGGGGGAATTGAACCTACGGACTTCCCTAAGCTTGTCGTTTAATCGACCTTACGCCTCTTCTTAGGCTTAAATTTATTGACTTGGGACTTATTGGGTAGCCGAACCGACCCATCTATGAATGTCTCATACCAAGGCAAAGCCGCCGCTATCATCTTGGCTTCCTTCTCCGTCTGGATGGACATACAGACCGTTCGTGCCATTCCTTGCTCAACGCAGATAATCGCATAGCTGTACAGCTCATCTCCGTCCGTATTATCGACTAAGCGTTCTACGTAATACGACCTGTCCATGTGGCACCCCGAACTCTATTTTCCCACGAATCCCTAAGTCTAACGCTTGTAGAATTTACCGCCCATAATACAGAAATCGTGCGTGGTATCAACATACTCGAACTGCGTCCGCTTGGTATGGGTATCTACGTGACAGAGGATAAACCCATTACCCCATTTCTCTCCAGCGGTGTAAGAAGCCTCTCTGCGATGTCCTGAACCTAATTGATGCCACTCATACGTTCCGAAGATAGGCGAATAAGCCGACTTGACCAAATGCTTATGATGATGACCATTGACCCCCGGATACCCCATATCGAAGCCATGAGGAAAGTGATGGAACAGAATGGAATCATAGGCGATGTAATAATTCTTTCTCAATTCGTGATTAACGTCAGCATTAGAAAACGCAGCCAAGTCCATTCGTGCGATGTAGTTTATTTCATACTTCTTGATACCTAATAAGTCCGGCACAGTCATTCCATGCAAATCACTTAAGACAGTAACGAGTGCTGGAGTCGCTTCTGTCAAATGACGCAGCAAACGAAACTCGTGATTGCCTTCGACCATAGTCAATTCTGCTTCGGGTGCATTGTCTCGAATGTCCTCAAGGAAACTATGAACCCACTTGATACGTTCAATCGGCTTATATTCACGTGGGTCTTGGGTGTATTTTCCAAATTCCGTTAGGTCAAATATATCCCCATTCAATACAATCTTCTCAGGCTGGACACGTTTACAAGCCTCAAGGAACATCTCTCGATAGAAGGGGTCGCACTCTACATCGTGAATATCCGAGCCACAAAGAATCGTCTGGAATCGGTTATCAAATCCTCGTAAGTAATCACCTTCGAAACTCATTTTCTCAATGGTCATCTTTCGCTGATTATCTTTACTAGCGTGTTTCGCAATATGCTTTTCTAATCCCTGAGCGTGTCTGGACAAAACGATATTCGCTTGTTTCTTAAACTCTGCAAATGTACCAAAAAACCTATTCCAAGTGGATTCTGAAATCTGACTGTTATTCCTAAAGAAGTTTCGAGTTATAACTTGCTCAGGATTCTCCTCTGCAATTCTTTGCAGCTCTCGTATGCAGTCGTCTTTAGACCAATCGAGATGTTGTCGGTTTACATCTTCACTTAGCGGAATCCGTTTGACCATTAGAGCCTCCTTGCAAATAGTGTTCCACACAAAAAAGTGCAGATGTTAAAGTATTTTATATGTCAGCCCATAAACTCAATGTCAAAGAAGCCGCTTTCGTGCGGGAGTATCTTAAAGAGCAACACGTCACCAAAGCCGCTATTAAAGCTGGGTACGCGGAGAAATCCGCCCACGTGACCGGCTCACGACTGCTAAAAAAACCTAATATCATTGAAGCAATCACCAAAGCCCAAGGGAAAATCATGGACAAGGTGGACATTCAGGTGGGTCACGTCCTTAAAGTCATTAAAGGAATTTTGACCTTTGACCCCAGAGACCTTTATTATCCAGACGGTTCGGTGAAACCTCCGAATGAATGGTCTGATGAAGTAGCTTTAGCCGTTCAGGGCTTTGAGACGATGGAACTCTTTGAAGGCAACGGAGACGCAAAACACGCGTTCGGGATGATTAAGAAAATCAAATTAGCCGATAGGATGAAAGCGGCAGAACTCTTGGTCAAGGTTTTGGGTATGACTGCACCTGACCGCCTTGAAATCTCAGGGGCTAATGGACAAGCCATTACCGTTCAGCAAGACTTAAGCCATTGGAAAACCGAGGACTTAGAACGACTGTACGAGCTGCAAAACAAATACAAGGAACTCGATGGCAAAATTATTGATGCAGACCTCGCAGATTGAAGGCGAACTCGCTAAAAGAAAACTAAGTTATTTCGTGAAGTTTGCGTGGCGAATTATCGAGCCTGAAACGCCTCTTATTTGGAATTGGCATTTAGACGCGGTATGCGACCACGTTCAGGCTTTTTTAGAAAAGCGTCTGGACAAACGCAATCTGATTATCAACGTGCCTCCGGGTTCTATGAAATCCACCATTATTAGCGTTATGTCCCCCGCTTGGATGTGGCTACATAATCCCTCTTGGCGTGGCTTATTCTTTAGCGGTAATGAATCCATCGGCTTAAGAGACAGCATGAAGTGCCGAGACATTATCGAATCCGAATGGTATCAACAAACCTTTCAGCCTAATTGGAAGTTTGAGAAAGACCAGAACGCTAAGGGACATTACCGCAACACCGCCTCTGGATTCCGTAAAGCCCAATCTGCGGGTTCGAGAGTCACCGGAGACCGAGCGGATGACATCTTCTGCGATGACCCCTTGGACGCAGCTGAGGCTTTTAGCAAACCCGCCAGAGACTCTATCATCACGTGGTGGACACAAGCTGCGAGTAACCGACTAAACGACCTGAGAACAGGCGGACGATGTATTATTATGCAAAGATTGCATGAAGAGGACTTAACGGGTTATGTGTTGAAATATGAGCCTGAAGATTGGGAAAGGCTTATCATCCGTCAGGAATACGAGCCAAATGTGGATAAAACCTCATTAGGCTGGTCTGACCCTAGGAATGTGGAAGGAAGCCTATTCTTCCCCGAACGCTTCCCTAATGACGTTATAGCGATAGAAAAGAGGCGTCTGGGGAGTTATGGGTATGCCGGACAGCATCAGCAGAGACCAAGTGCCTCTGAAGGGGGACTATTCAAGAGAGCCGATTGGTCGTATTACAAACCCTTAGAGCCAAAGGAACTAGGGATAACCCAAATCATTCAGGGCTGGGACACCGCGTTTAAGACGGGGGAAGAAAACGACTACTCAGCTTGTATCACCCTTGGGGTTAGTCAGAACCGATACTACATCCTCGACCTATGGGTACAGAAGGTCGAATACCCTGAACTTAAACGAACCGTCGTCAATCAATTCGAGAAGTGGAAACCTTCCTTGGTCTTGATTGAAGATAAGGCGTCTGGTCAATCCCTCATTCAAGAACTCAGGCGAGATACACGCATCGCCATTCATCCCTACAAAGTCGATAGAGACAAAATCGCTAGAGCTAATTCGGTTACGCCTATCCACGAAGCAAAGCTTTGCTATCTCCCAGAGAATACCCCTTGGGTCTCTGATTTTATTGAATCCCTAAGTGCCTTCCCGACGGCTCCCCATGACGATGATGTGGACGCCTTTGTGATGACTTTGAACTATGCGTCCAGAGGCGGCTCAGGCTTATTACAATTTATGCAGCTGGAAGCCGAGAAGTTAAAAGTATGATAAGCAAACGATGGTTACCCTTGATTCAATGCCCCAAGTGTAAAGAGAAATCTTTAAGTTACAAATCGTATCCAGACGAGAATGTTTGGGGACTTGCTAAACGGCTAATTACGTGTTCTAAATGTCAATCGGTATTTGATAAGGTAAAATAAGATATACCTTTCGGGGTCATCCAAACCTTTGATGATTCATCAAAAGTCAGCGACTTTCTCGCATTACGGAGTATAAAACAATGGGGATAAAACTTAATGTTCCTAGGGACATTGAAAACTTACTACACACTTACGCTAAACAATTATCTTCCGAGGAGAAGTTTGAAGTGTCCTTACAACAGGCTTTTGAACGTCTCGTACGAATTGCATTAGGGGAACAGAATGGCACTTAACCGAGGCGGCAAAATCATACCGATTGAAGAAAGAATTATTAACCGAGTATCGGGCAAAGACAAAACCGATGTTGCAGCTGAAACTTTCTTTGGTGCGGGTGAGCCGGTTCAACCTTCAGCACCTGAAGCCAAGGGACGCACGATTGACTTTCCCTATGGCTACAATATGTCGTTCACTCCTAGAGCTGAGCAACCGAACGCGGGTTATATTTCATTCGCTACCTTACGCCAAGTCTCCGACCCCGCAGCGGGTGGATTAGATATCGTAGCTTTGATTATTGAATCTATTAAAGACACCATTGGGGGTCTTAATTGGAATATCAAAGGTCGAGATGGTTCAGACGGTGGTGACAAGGCTAAAGCTCTATCAGCTAAACTTCAAATGCCTGATGGAAATACCCCTTTCCGTTCTTGGCTAAGACCCATTATTCACGACCACCTAACAATCGACCAACCCGCTATCTACGTCCGTCCCACCGGAACACTTCCTGACCTCGATGTCATGGACGGTGCGACCTTAAAACTTCTTATAGACCCCTTTGGGCGAACACCGACTCCCCCCTATGCTGCCTATCAGCAGAACTTACATGGCGTTCCCGCGGTGGACTATTCGAGCGATGAACTCATTGTCCCCATATATAACCGCAGAAGTAATAAAATCTACGGCTTCAGTAGGGTGGAACAAGCAATCAATATGATTGGCTTGGGGCTACGAAAACAATTAAGTCAGATTCAATACTATACGGACGGCAGTATTCCAGACCTCTTAATCTCCACTCCTGAAAATTGGAACGTTGACCAAATCTCTCAGTACGCAGAGTATTGGGATTCAGTCTTGGCTGGTAATACCGGAAATAGACGTAAGGCACGTTTCATCCCAGCTGACACAAAGCCCTTCCCCTTAAAAGAACCGCCTCTAAAAGATGCCTTAGACGAATGGATTGCTCGTGTCGTGTCTTATTGCTTCAGCGTCAGTCCCGATTGGGCGGTAAGTCAAATGAATCGGAGTACAGCGGAAGTCCAGAAGGAGACAGCGTTGCAACAGGGTATCGCCCCTATCAAACTTTGGCTGCAAGATGTAATGAATACCATCCTGATTAAAGCTTACGACAGTCCAGAGCTTGAATTCGTCTGGGTATCCGATGTTTCGGTGGACGCAAAACAACAAGCCGAAATCCTTGCCATTTACACCAATCCCCAAAATCCCATTTTGACCATTAACGAAGCACGTAAAGAATTGGGTCTTGACCCTATGGAGACCACTCAGGATTCGATTCAATCCCCTTTGGCGAGTCCTGAGCCTTCAGTCAAATTGGTTAAAAAAAAAAGAGCGTGGGAACTTTAAGCATTGAGCGTAAGTTAGTCCTCACAATCGAAAAGAAAATTATCAAAGTTTTCAATAAGTATTTTCGGGAACAACGCAAAATAGTTATGGACTATATCAATAGCCATATTGTTGAAGTGCAAAAAGCCGACTCTGATTACCTCAATCTCAACATCAACGAACTGATAGATAAGCTGAAGCGTACCCAAGGCAACGAACGAATCATCAATAATCTTGAATCCCTATTGGCTAAAATTACAACCGATACCGCAAAGATGAGCCTGAAGGAAATACTAGGTTCGTTTGATAATGTGGACGTCTTTAGGCTGGTCAATACGGAAGCCGTCGATTATGCCAGAGAACGAGCGGGAACTTTGATTACCGGAATTGATGAAACCACCTTAGAAGTGATAAGGGAAAAACTTAAAGAAGCCATTGAGGAAGGTTTATCCGCACAAGAACTAGCCGACCTTATTGATGAGAACGGACTCTTTGGTGACGTTCGGTCTTTGATGATTGCTCGAACCGAATCCTCTGATGCTCATAACCAAGGGTCTCTTATCGCAGCGAGAGAGTCGGGAGTAGTCGATGGGAAGTCTTGGCTCTTGGCTTCAGACGCCTGTGAGATATGTGAAGGCATTGTGGACAATACACCCAATCCTATTCCTCTGGATGACAACTTCTTTGACGCGGACGGTGAAGAGTATGACGCACCACCCGCTCATCCTAACTGCCGATGCAGCATGACCTTTGAAACCACGACTCCAGAAGAGCCGACCTTTGAGTTTGAAGATACCCTTGAATTAGCCGAATCCTCTGAGCTGCAAAAAGCAGAGACCTATAAGCCCACCGAAGCCATGGCAAAAGAAGCCAAACGAGCCTTGAAATGGAAAGCCGAAGGCAGAGCTGGAGGGACGCGGGTCGGACTCGCAAGGGCTAATCAGTTAGCCAAGAGAGAGAATCTATCTGAATCCACCGTCAAGCGGATGTTCTCGTTCTTCAGCCGCCACGAAGTCGATAAGCAAGGCAAAGGCTTCTACCCAGACGAGGAAGGCTATCCGTCTAAAGGCAGAGTCGCTTGGGCATTATGGGGCGGTGACGCTGGGTTCTCTTGGTCACGCAGAATTGTTGAATCTCTAAAGAAAAAGGGCTGACCTAAATCAGCCCCCTCTTCCCAGCCTTCCACCGCTGGTTAGTTTTCTTTATCGTTCAGGCGTTTAACGACTAATCGCTTAGCCCTCTCTACTTCTTTCTCGTTCATACCGACCGCGACCTTCTCAGCCATTTGAACGCATTGTTGGCTTTTCTTTTCTGTTGGGGCGGTGATGGCTAATTCCAATGCCATACATAGTGCCTCGAATTGCGACATTTTATTTTGCATTTTGAAACTCCTCATGAATGGCGGCTACCATCACCATAAGACCGACCAGCGAACAGATAAAGAATAGCAGATAGAGAAAACTGAAGGATGCTAATAGCACATTGAGGGTTATCAGGAACAAGCCACCTAATGTGCAGATAGCCACTATAAGTGGCGACTTGTATTGTTTAAGCATTGGTCACCTCGCTGGGGATTGCAAGGATGAAACTACCGCACACGTTATAAACACGATAGCCCATAAAACCGTTATCGTTGTAGGGGGTGTAACTTTCGCCACCGCAGAACCAAGCACCATTGACTCCGATGGTGTAGTCAAGATTATGTTCGCTCTTTTGTGCCTTGTTGAAGGTATCTTCAATCGGCATAACGCAATCAAACATTCCATCGAAAGAGGAAAGTCTCTTGATGTGAAGATTATCAAAGTTTTTCTTAACGAAAGACTTGATGGTGGTTTTGGTAATTTTCTTGTTCATATTGCCTCCATACTTCTATTTGACACTTATTGACAAGTTTTGACAAGCATTATTTTAATAAATCTGCAAATATTTGCTAAGTGTCCTATTTACAATACTTTAATGACTTTGACCTGAATGGCTGCCGATAGGTCTTTTCGTAGGACTGCCCTACCTTCGGATTCGTACAGCTCTGAATTGGAGGTCTTTAGGGGGTACTTATGACCATGAACTCTGAACCAATCTTGAGCTTCCGATAGGTTAAAGAAGTGGATTTCTTTATCAAGGAAGTAGTAAGCCATAATGTCGGCTTTAGAGCTGATGAAACATCCCTCTGTTCCTTTGGTCTTATTGGATACCGTTTCAAAGAAGTAATTATTCGTTCTGTATTGAGTATCGGTTTTAACTTCAATGGTGAAACGCCCCTGAGTGGTTATCCATACCAGGTCAATACCTTGCAGCTGGTATTCCTTATCGCCTTCGACACTTACAAGGTCTAAGGTGCGTTTATCGCGGTTAAGCCACTCGGTGACTTTAGCAATGCCTAGATTGCCAATTTGGTTACTTTCTGCGAATCTCATTGACCAGTTCCGGATTTGCTCGGTTATACACTTTACGCATCTGATAGAGATTCATCCATATTTCATACATAATCATTAGAGCTGCTATGAAAATGAGGCTCAGTAATGCCTCAGTCGTGAGCCTGACCCATCGTCTTATCTTAAACAGCATAAAGCCCCCCCCACTTTAATAATACCAAGTTGGGTCAGAGGCATCTAAACGGGCTATAAGAGCGTTAATTCCATTTACAATCTCTGACTCCCGACCATAGCGTTCTCGCCACTTTTTAGGGCTTTGGTGAAAGGCTAGTTTAGTAGTATCAAAGTTTCCTTGATGGTGTCCTTCGCAAAGGGGAATGGTCTCGAAATGAGATGCACGTTGTCCCATTCCTTTGCCTTCTCGAATATGGTGAATCATCGCTGGAGTCTCAACGCCAAAATCGACTCGACAACAATAACATCCCAGACGAGCAACTTTGGTTAGGTGTAGCTTTTCTTTTGTTTTCATAAGATAAGATACAATAAATAAAGGGGATTGACTTCTATTAGAGGTGTCAATGAAATTATTTGGTTCAATCTCCAAAGTATCTGAAAACGTTGATGGAACTTTAACCGTCTCCGGTATTGCCTCAAGTGAGGCGAAAGACTCAGACGGAGAGATTATTAAAGCCTCGGCTATCAAAGCCGCGATACCGGATTTTATGACGTTCGGGGCTTTACGCGAGATGCACCAAAATATCGCAGCTGGGACTACTCTGGCTTTAGAAGTATTAGACTCTGGTGTTACCCACATAGAGGCGTTAGTCGTTGACCCCACTAGCATTAAAAAAGTGCTGACCGGTGTTCTTAAGGGCTTTTCAATCGGCGGTAAAGTCACTAAACGCAATGATAAGCAAAGAAACATAATCGAAGGAATTACCCTAACCGAAATCAGCTTAGTGGACAGACCCGCCAATCCCGATTCCGTCATTCAATTATATAAATCAGAAACCATTGGCGATGAGCCAGACAACCAAGGAGAAGAAGAAATGGACACCGAAATTAAAACGCCAGAACGCACAGAAGAAACGATGGAGAAATCCCTCTATTCCATTAGCGATTTGGCTTGTGTGTTGCAATACGCAAAACATATTCATCAATCCGCAGAACTCGAATATGACAATAAAATCCCTCAAGACCTCGCAACTTGGATTAAGAGTGGCATTGGCATTTTACAATCCATGAGCGAAGAAGAAATCAAGAACTTGAATGTTCCCGCAGCTCCCGTTGAAGTCGAAGCGGAGATGCCAGAACAAGAAGAAACTCAAGAAGCTGAAAAGGCTGATATGCCCAAGGAAGATATGCCCAAGGAAGAAGAACAAAAGGCTGAAGATGAAATGATGAACATTTCCAAGAACCATTACAATATGTTGCAAGAAGCCTACAAGATTATGCACAAAATGTTTGGTGCTGAGGAATCAACCAAAGCAGAATCGAATGATGATTTACACAAAATGCAGTCTGAAATCAGCGTTCTGAAATCCGAATTACAAAAGAAAGACCAAGACCTTCAAAATCTCATTGACGAATCCACTAAAGCAATTAAAGCGGTTCAAGCCAAAGGATACCTAAAGGCTGTTGCCGTCTCCAAAGAAGAAGATGGAATCGTTAAATCAGATAATTCACAACCTAAATCGACTCTCGATTTACTCAAAGCTTCGTTTGCCGCTGGTAAACGAATTAACCTTTAATTTTTAGGAGGACTATATGTCACTCAACGAAACACTCGAATTGATGAAAGCGGCTCAATCTGCCCCTGTCGATTCTCTCAATAAAGCCATCACAACCTCAACCGGCTTGGTAAACTACGATTTACAAGCCCCAGCTATCTCTCTGTACCCTTGGGGCGAGAAGATAACTCCTTTACGTGCAGCACTTCCACGTGTTGTCTCCAATGCAGGGGACACCGCGACCCGCTGGAAAGCCATCGTCGCATTGAACCCCGGTAACGTTCACCCCGGATTATCCGAAGGTAATCGTGGCGGTCAAATCAGCGAGACGGTTTCCAATAAGACGGCTGCCTTCGTGGGCTTGGGCTTAGAAAATAGCCTTTCCTTCGAAGCGGATTATAGTTCTTCTGGCTTCATGGATTTGAAGGCTCAGGCTATGGAATCCAGCCTTCGTGCCTTGATGTTGCAAGAGGAGAAAATGATTCTGGCGGGAAACAGCTCAGTGGCCCTCGGAACCACCCCAACCCCGACCACAGCTCTAGTGGCGGGAGGAAGCCTTGCTGATGCCACGTATGTCGTTTATTGCGTTGCTTTAACCGCTTCTGGCTATCAACGTTCATCCGTTTCTGCGACCGGTGTGGTTCAAACCATCTCCCGCACGAATTCAGATGGCAGTACAGACACCATTAACGCCGGTGCAGCTGGTAAATCCGCTGCCGGTACTTCACGCACGACCTCTGGTTCAAATAACAGCATTTCTGCTGTTGTGACCCCTGTTGTCGGTGCTGTTGCTTATGCTTGGTACTTAGGTACAGCTGGTGCAGAAAAACTCCACTCCATTACGACCATCAACAGCCAACTCTTCACGACTGCTGCGGGTGGCTCAAATCAAGCTTTCTCAGCTCTTTCCGCTGGAGACTTCTCCGCTGAAGGTTCTTACAGCTTCGATGGATTCCTCTATCAAACTGCCTTCACCTCTGGTTCAGGTGCTTATCTAGCCACTTTAGCCAATGGTACTGCGGGTACGGGTACAACCTTGACCTCAGATGGGGCTTCAGGCGTTGCTGAAATCGAGACAGCCTTGGCTTCGTTCTATGATAACTACAAAGTCAGTCCAGACACCATTTGGTGCAATGCGGCTCAACTGAAGAAAATTACCTCGCTTATCGTAGGAAATTCAGGAGCTCCGCTCTTCCGATTTACTTCGGATGTTGCTAACACCGGTGGATTATCGGGTTCAACCGCTGTGGGTTCTTACCTGAACAAAATCACCCAAGATTTGATTTCCATTAAGGTTCACCCCAATATGAGCCCGGGAACTATTCTTTTTACCTCAAAGACGATTCCTTATCCTCTTTCCGGTGTGGGTAATGTGGCACAAATTAAATGCCGAAGAGACTACTACGCCATCGAATTCCCCTTGGTATCTCGCAAATATCAATACGGAGTTTATAGCGATGAAGTCCTCCAATGCTATGCCCCCTTCGCCTTTGGGGCAATCACGAACATTGCTTAATTTAGGCAACTAATGAATGGCGAGACAACGGGGTGTCCCACGTCTCGCCAAACATTAACTAGGAACATTAAATGCTTGTACACCATCCTCTCAACCAGCTGATTGAAATTGACGGTCAGACGTTTGAAGAAAAAAATGGCTCAATGGAAGTCCCCGATAAGATTGGGGCTTTATTGATTGAAAGCTTTGGATTCAAAGAAGTTAAAGAAAAGAAATCAAGAAAATCAAAGGAGGACTAAATGGCAGCGGGTGATTTAACTACTCTGGCTAACGTGAAGTCTTACCTGAATATCATCGGTAAACCCATTTCAG